TGTGTTTTCCAGTATTTCACGCATTCCATTAACCATTTGCTAAATAGCTTGCATTCATTTTTATCTAAGAATATAAAGTCAGTCCATACAGCAGTATCAGAGCATACACCTGCGCATGGTGTATAAAAGCCTGGTTTTTTAAAGGGTTTAGGTTTTCTAGATTTACTTTTTTTGCGATCCATTGCCATTCTTCTTTGTAGTTGTTGGTTTGTGTTGGCTCATAATTACTAATTTTTCTCAATTAATCTAGCTTTATAAATATGTTTAATTGTATAGTCTCTTAATTTAGCAAGAGCTGAATCGACAGCAATTTCAATTTCTTTAGCAGATGGTTTATCTGATGGAAAGGAAACATTAATTGTATGTGCTACTTGGAGTACTATTGTCATATATCCACCATCTTTATGCGGATACCTAAGAACTGGAGTTCTAGTTAAGTTAACTATTCTTTTATATTTCATCTTTAAACTTATCCTGAAATAATGTTTGAGCAGGAAAAAAGTTCATCGCTATTTCACCTGTAGGGCCATTACGATTCTTTAGTATAATAATATCAGCTTCGTTCTGTCTTAATCCAGTATACTTACTTTCACGATGTACAGCAACAACAATATCAGCATCCTGTTCGATACTACCAGATTCTCTAAGATCAGAAAGAAGGGGCTGATAATTTCCTGTAGCAAATCCACGTGCTTCACACTGACGGTTTAATTGACTACCTACAATAACAGGAACTTTAAGTTCCTTAGCAAGCTCTTTCAAAGCCTTGCTAATCTCAGCTACTTCATCATTCCTGCTATACCCTTTCTTACTAGCGATGATCTGAAGATAATCAATGACTATAAGCTTTGTACCATGTTTTTTAGCTCGAAGTTTAGCTGCATCTGCTATCTGGGCTACATTCAATCCAGCACGCTCATCAATAAAACAGTTCAAAGCCTTAATCTTATCATGAGCCTGTCTAAGTTCACGTTTATCCACCAATCCACGTAAGATCGCATCCACAGGGCGATTAAGAAGTCCAGCAAGTATTCTAGCCACTATCATCTCATGATCCATCTCAAGAGAAAAGATATGAACAGGATCTTTCCTAGCCACATTAAAGGCTACTTGGAACATAAATGCTGACTTACCATGGGACGGCCTACCACCAACTATAATTAGCTCACTCCGGTTAGTTTTTAAGAACAGATAATCATCCAGGGAGCTAAATCCCGAATCCATAATGTTAATATGAAGGTTATCAAGATCCACATCATGAAGATTCCTGCCTTTGATATCATACAATAACTCCTCAGAAGTGATTGCCCCTGATTTAATAGATTCTAGAGTTTTTACGATACTATATTCCATATTTCGGACACCATCTGGTATGTGTTGATTTCACGGCATCCCCGCCGCATTCACATTTCTTAGCGGTAATACTACTGTTATCTACCGCTTGTTTAAATTTAGTCTGCTCTTCAGTAGGTTTTATAATTTTACCACAATTAGCGCAACTCCATTGATTCAATGTATGATTATACACCGCGCCATGGTTATGTTTACAATGGTTAAACATTCCGCATAGCCAATTTTACTTTTTTATAATAAGGAAATAGTTTCGGATGCTTAGGCCTACGATGCGGGCCGTTGTTGTAACAGATGAACCAGGCATCTCCTAAATCCTTACATGCAGTTTTATAAGTTTTAAGTAATCGTAATGCACAGTCGGTTCCTGGCTGTTTACAGGTTCCTGGCATTGTTTGGAACAATCCGATTTCACCCAATTTACCGCGAGCATTAGGATTAAAAGAAGATTCAACAGCAGCAATAGCCAGAGCCAGCTGTGGATCAATGCCGTATTTCTTAGCGGATACTCTAATTTGCTGTTTAATCGTTTCATTAGCTTCAACCTTTTTGCCATTTATCAAAAGGGCCATAACTAGCAGCAAGTAAAGGATATTTGAATTTAACATACTGAGTTACTCCTTCCATTATCTTAACGAGTGCTTGTTTTTCATCTTCAGCAATCTCTGGACGTGTTTCGCCTACGCACTCATCATGTACATGGAACCAACTTCTTCCACGACCGGTTCGTTTAAGATACTCATGCCAGAGATAAAATGCGCGATTCGTAATATCAGCACCAGTACCTTGTATAAGAAAATTATAAGCCTGTCGTTTAGCTTTTTCAAGTTCATATTTGCTATCAAACTTATCTGCGAAATGACGCTCACGACCGAATATATTCACTATAGGCTGGTTTTTAAGTACCATTTCATCAGTTTTATTTTTGAGCTGTTTAACACCATTATATAATGCCCAATATTGCTCAAACACTTCTTCAGCATCGCGATAAGATATATCTAAGATTTTACTAACCTTATTTATACCAGCACCATATTGTAAAGCGAAATTTAGGGTTTTTGCCTGATCGCGGGACAACCCCAAACCCTCTGCGGTGATATCGTGCTTACTTGCTCCATCCAGGATAATACTAAGAAGATTCTTATCCTCAGTAAGATTAGCTTCAACTATAACCTCTAACTGAGAATAATCAGCTCCTATAATGACATTCCCAGGCTCAGGTATGAAGAAATTGCGGACCACGCCATCCCTAGGCATGTTACCCATATTAGGATTGCTATGGCTAATACGCCCAGTTGTAGTACCATTGATATTAAATCTAGGATAGATTCGCCCAGATTCAACTCGCTCAAGTAACCCTTCCATAAATATTTCATACAATGCCCTCGTATCTTTATATTCTACTAACGTACCCAATTCAGGAATCTGTTTGCTAAGTTCTTTAATTGTGTCAAAACTAGTACTTGGCGACCCTTTTTTAGTTTTCTCGATGACTGGAGCATTGAGGTAGTTATAGACCAGCCACGAAACTTGACTAGCGGAAGTGAAGCTAAATACTGGCTTTCGTACACCTTGTTTGCCCTTGTCTGTTTTACGCTTAGCTTTTTCTTCTTCCCATTTACCGTTCTCCCAGACAAGACACGCACCGGAGAACTCGTCTCTGAGGCGTTGTTCGTAACCTTCAATCTTCTGTTTTGTTTCATCTCTAGTTCTCCTTATCAAATCTTCATTAACACGTAATCCTAATACTTCAGTTTGCATCAAAGAGAATGCAAGCCTATGTACATGATTAACTAATTCTAACCGTTTGTCAAATTGTTGTAGGAATTGCATACCTAAGCGGTAAGTATATACAGCATCTCTCATCTCATACTGGTTAGAATCCTCAGTTTCAGCTACAGCGAAAGACTCATACTTATCCCAGAATTCTTGTTTATAGTTATCCTGGAAATATTTGTTAGCCATATATCCTAGGCTATGTTCAGCATTTTCATCTATAAGATGATGCATCAACATCACATCTAGGATATTATAATTAATTAATTCACAACCATTCTTAGCTAACATATAGTAGTCAACTACGAAGTTCTGCATGAATATAATTTTACGGGATTTTAAAGATTCTGAAATGTAACGAAGAAGATGGGGACGGATTATTGCAGCTTTGTTATCGGAAAGACCAATACTAATAGAAAGCAACTCTGCTTTTCTAACATTAAGTTCTGAGTATTCAGTATCCAAGCTAATGATGCTGGGTAATTCATATGCTAATTCTTGTGCTTCGGATACCGTGTGTATTACACGATATTCCATATTATCCTAATATTTAATAAAAAAACTTACATCAGGACTAAGATGATCGAAATAACATCTACAATCCGGTAATTTCTGTTTCTTGCGTTTAGTAGACCATTTCTTGAAGTATCTCAACCGTTTGTTAATTGATTTGTATAAACGTTGCAAATCTTTGATATTAACTTCTATTGTTACATGACTAATTTCAGTAATAGGTGTATCAGGATTAGAAAAAGCTGACCAGATTTTATTTCTTTTAGTTGTAGAATAAAACTCTGGCTTAACTTTTTTATTAAACAGCTTATTTGTCATTTTCTATCCCAAATACCTTAACCATAGCTTCAGCATACTGCATTGCTAATCTCGAGGCATCCTCAGGAGGCCAATCGCGATTCCTTGCGAGAAGCCCCTGAAGAGCCATTGCTGCGAAATACTGTTTATGTGAGAGACCTGGGAAATTATCCTGCACATAAACGGGCGCTGGTTCTATATTGATATTACGTTCGTCTATGGTAAACATTAAATATCAGAATTAGTTTCTTTACTAGTTTTGCCTGTAAATTGAGGGAGGATTTCACCAAAACTAACCGCTTTACCAGACTTAGACTTAGCTGGTTTAATAACAAGTTTTCTGCCTAATTCAATGTTTTGCATAATAGCTTGATATTGAGTCTCATTAAGTGGGGCTGAGACTAATGCACCTTTTCCAAAACGATCATCTGGAAAAAATACACCAAAAGTTGGATTGAAATTCTTACTTGTTTTCTTAGTGTTTTGTGCTGGCATTTTCTTCTCCTATACAAGGTTTAGCTCAGGAAAATCCTGGCTAAGTTTTCTCAATGTAAGCAATGTATCTGTGTTACTTAAATCAGCTACTTTTCCACCGTTTAAATACTTCGCGGAAAAATCTGATTTAGTAGTTTTACCATTAGCTAATAATTCTGCGTAAGCTTGTTTAATTCTATCTTTAGGATTTCTTGCTGAGTCAGATTTAGAAGCATCCTGGAGATTAGCAGTTGTTGTTTTAGAGCTATCTTCGTCTGAAACATATTCCTGGGATTTATCATAGAGCGCCAAACCCACACTACGTCCAAGGTTTTTAGCTGCACGTTTAAGAGCATCAGACTCAGCTTCTTTAATTGCCATTTCATGAGGATTATACTTGCCTTTATCAGTACCATATCCGATACCATCCTTTACTGTGACTACCCCACCGACATTGACTGTCAAACGTACATGAGCCATGTACGTAGGCTTTTCAGCCTCAAGTTTAGTAATCTGAAGAACTTGGTGGCTCCAGTTTTCTGTACCTAGAATCTGATTCAATCTATCAATAACTTGCCAAGTTTCAAAATAACTTAAACCCAGTTCCCTTTGTTCTTTACGGGACAGCTGCTTAAACTCTTCGGCGCTTAACCTATTATCTTTAGGTCTATATTTAATATCTTTTTCATTAATATCAGCATCAAGCTCTGCTCGAACTGCAAGTCTTGCTTGCTGAATTTGTTGAAGTTGCTCTTCTGTAAATTGCTGACTCATTCTTTAAAACACCTTTCAGGAGAAGGGCAGTAGCAATTTGGATTTCTCGGCCAAGTCTGCCTGTTAGCCAAGTCCCGAACCATTAATCTTACATTGTCTATCATGTCATTAAGTTTAGAATCTGTCAATGGTAAAATCTCAGTTTGTATTCTTTCTTCAGATTTTATAAATACTTTGTATCCTATTTGCTCAGGTATGAAGCCATACTTTTCCTTAGCAAGATAAGCGTAGAGATACATCTGTTCGTTAGTTTTAATCTTCCAATGTGTATACTTTTTAGTTGAGGTTTTCCAATCGAAGATACTAGGCTTACCTTCATATGTGCCAATAAAATCAGGTGTACCCTGGAGAATGTATCCCTCAAACGGAATCTCTATAGTCTCTTCTAATTTAAAAGGAGTGAACTTCTTAGCGTGTAGCTTCCTAAAACGGGCTATAAACAACTTTCCTAGTTCAAGTAGGTCTTCCCATGAGAACCGATGATAATCAAGCTCTTTGGACCGTATAGAGCTCCAGAATGCTATAAACACAACATCTCCATCACCGCCTGTTAACAAATCTTCTATAGCAAGATGCATAGCAGTTCCAAACAGAAGAGCCGAGGATTCTTTCTCTATTTGAATTTTATCAATGTATATATGTTTGTATTTACGATAACATTCATAAGCTGTCGAAATCATTGAATAGCGGAATATTTTGTTATCCATTCATCCAGGCCTCAAGGTCTTGTGTATTATTAGTATAAGTATGGAATACATCATGTACAACTACTCGATTAGATTGTATTTTCTTAGTTAAATATGCATAATGACCGCATCCATGACATCTACCATCTTTAGTTACTGTTGTTGGTTTAAGTTTAGAAGCTTTAGTGTCATCGTAGCAACCATTGTCATCACATTCGCATACGTAAATATATTGCATTAGATTATAATACCAGTTTTAAACTAATAAAACTAGTGTTATTTCACTGTTGACAGATTGAATATTACATGCTATAGTGAACGAAGTGCTTGAGGGGGAAGCTAATATAGCTAATATAAGGCTAGCATGTAAATAAGTACCTTAGAGGGTCGTTACAGAATTATTAGCTAGACTATTCTTTAAGCTTATGATATTCTATGTAAACATTAACCTTAGGAGAGTTATGTTACGACATCTTGTTAGATTAGCCTCTGTAGCTGTATTACTAGTATTCTTTCTACCAACCTTGAAACAGATTCATTGGAGTTATATAAATTACTTCAGCAAATATGTTGTTAAGGTAGAAAATCTTGCTGGAACTAGTGGTGGTACAGGATTTTATCTTAAGCATCGCGGTAAAGTTTATATTATCACTAACCAACATGTTTGTAATTTAGCAACTCAAGGATTGTTAATTATTAGTAATAAAATTTATACATACGGTGCTACAGTGTATAAAATATACCCTTACAGTGATCTGTGTGCGATTAATGCCCCAGCTGAGCAAACATCAGGACTTAGTATTGCTAGATGGCATTCAATCCATCAACGGATTTTTATCATCGGCCATCCACTTCTTGAGCCTACAACGATTACAGAAGGGGAAATCTCTGATTATACTGAAATAACAATTCCCTATAAAATTAACGTAATGAGTATGACTGCACAGGTTCTTGGTGGTAACTCAGGTTCTCCTGTTGTTGATAACTTTGGTAATGTAGTCGGTGTAGCTTTTGCTGGGTATCAAAGTAGGAGCTATGCTGTGCCGTATGAAGATCTGTATGAGTTTGCAGAAAGTCTTTGATGGCTCAAATTATTAAAACAGATTACAAAGAAGTTAACAAAATAGAAGCTGCTGCTAGGGCTGCTGAGCTAAGTATCACAGGTGTTGGTATTAATAAACAAGTGCAGATCTTGACAGAAGAGTTTGGATATCACTTCACTAGAAGCCAAGTAGAACGTCTGAGAATGCATGATGTCTATGTTCGTGTGTATAAGGAATACACAGATAATGTTGTTAAAGCTTCGCATTCTCGGTTGCAGAAGGAAGTTGTAGAAACTGTAGTTCCTCTGATTGCACCTGCCCTGACTAAAGCATTACAAGATGGTAACATCAATGCTGTTCCCCATGCTCTGAAGATAGTCGGACTAGACAATGTTGATACACAATCGAATCAAGCTCAATCCTTAACTGTTGTTTTACCCGGAGCTGCTGCTCCTGCAGAAAGAGCTGTGAATGAAAAAACAGAAGATTAAGAATCTATTGGCTGATGTTTATCGAGATGAAGGCGCATTCCTGGTGTATCTCGAGCATGAAGAAGGTTTAGATGATCAAGATATTATTTCAGTTCTTACTGAGCTTATTAAAGAAGTTCCTAACCTCGAGCCAGACACAGCCAGTGAGCCGGAAGATCAATCAGGCTGGTCTTAATGTGATTAAAAAGTACGAAGGATTGTGCTTAACATCTTATCAAGATATTGGTGGGATTTGGACAATAGGATATGGCCATACTAAAGGTGTTACTGCGAATCAAACCATTACACAAGAAGAGGCTGAAGAATTTCTTAAGCAGGATGTACAGATGACGGAACAGGGTGTTGATAAATTAATAACTTCGAGAGTAACAGATAATCAATTCAGCGCCTGTGTTAGTTTAGCTTACAACATAGGATTAGAGGCTTTTAAGACTTCTACTCTGTTGAAAGAATTGAATAGTTTTACTCTTAGCCCTGAAACTAGAAAGAAAGTTGTAGCTGAAAGATTCCCTGATTGGTGTAAAGTTAAAGGTAAGGTAGTGCCAGGACTTCTTGCTCGTAGGAATGCAGAAAAGTTCCTGTTTTTGAGTTAATATGGATGATAAGAATCTCACACCTGAACAACAAGAGCAGTTGCTGAAGCTTCAAGCTTATCTTGTTAACAACGCTGATAGGATTAAACAATGGGCAGAAGCTCATAGTAAAGAACCAGGAGTTGCTAGTAACCCCCCGGTGTATTGGAATCCTGTAATTCGTGAGTTTTATTGGCTGAATCGTGCTAACAGAAGGAAAAGAAAATGATTAACTACAGAATGACAGTCTCTGGAAGTAAAGATCTTATTTTAATAGTTATCGATTCACAAATACCGTTGCAAAACTCCCATTACCAAGATATACTTAAGAAACTAATGGAGGTAAACTTGGATGAACAAGGGAATAAAGCACGACCAACAGAAGCTCAGGATGGATCTGATCCCGGCGCAGGGTATGCGGCTCCTTGCTGAGGTTCTGACTTATGGCGCTAAAAAATACGGTGCAGATAATTGGCAAAAGGGTATTGAACATAGTCGGCTTTTTGCAGCGTGCTTGCGACATTTATATGCTTATAAGTCCGGTGAATCTATTGATCCTGAATCTGGCCTTAGTCATCTGGGCCATGCTCTTTGTAATATTGTTTTCTTAATATGGATGGCTGATAACAAGCCAGAATTGAATGACTTACAAGAAAAACCACGTAGAACCGAGTCCAGTGTGTCCAAAGTGCATGTCATGGATGCAGGAGAGCAAGACGAGCCCTGGCTGGCTTAAGTGTAATTGTGGTTACATGATTAAAATAACTAAAAAGATAGTGAAGGTTACTAACAGTGATTGAAGGAACATTTAATGGCACGGGAACGGCTGCACCTAAGCCTAATCCCGAGGCTGACATTTTTAACAATGTGTGAATGCGCAGCATGAAAACAGCAGGCAAATCTAGGTTGCTTACGGCTAGTAATGATCTTTAGAATTCTTGTAGCATTGTTAAATAACCGTGGCTCACAGCGGTTAACTGAAGTGAGTTTGTTGCAATTCGCACAGTAAAAGCGGATAGACGTAAGTAGCTCTTACGCCGGCACCTGAGACGTGTCGTAGTAGCGGCTGAGGTAAAATCTTGGCCGCTATTTTTTTGTAATGATTTTGGGAGATGAACGCTTGAACATACTAAGCCAATCATCGACTACAACTGATAGTTTAAACTCTTCGTTACCATGAATCAATGGTCTACCACTGTCATACCAATCGATTACTCGTTGTATAATGCCATCCTCATCACCGTCTTCTAGTAGTTGATCATTAGACGTAACAACTTCATTAAGTGCACCTTTTTTGTATGTAGCTAATGGAACGCCCAAGGCATTAGCTTCAGAAGCCACACAGCCAAACGTTTCTTCCCAGTTTGTAGGATAAAACACACACAAACAGCGTTGGAGGACTGACCATACTGTTTTACAGTTCTCAGGTCCTGAATAATACACATTTTTGTTAGATGACAATGCTACTGTGTCTATCTGTAAGTACCCAGGATTAAAGATTAGGAACTTCATTTGCGGCCGCAGTTCATGAAGTTTTTTGAAAAGTCTTGTGGCATTCCCTAATCCCTTATGCGGACTAGAAAGCCAAGCGATAAGATTCTTATCATAAGCTGATCGTTTATCCGGTGGTATGAATAAACTATCTGGAACAGGGTTGTAGATGTAAGTGATGTTATCATACCCTTCCAGGTATTTCTTTAGATTCTTCTTATGCCAGCGACTTACCGCAATCATTTTGATGTTGTACTTATTCAACTTATCAGGCCAATCTTTCATCTTCTCATGACCTAAATCATGCATCCAGACGTATTTCTTAGCCTCGGGAAACAGATGAGAGTTGCTAATCCCCCGTATTTGGATGAAGTAATCACAGGTAACATTCGATGGGAGTGAGGTGTTATGCATGAAGAAGCAGTATTGACCCATCACGGGTTCAAACGGCGGGCAAGTAGTCTGCACTACAGCAACAGATAAACCAACTTGGGCAAGACTTTCAGCTATACGAATAATTGTAGCTTCTGTTCCGCCCAGTGGCTCACGTTCCAAGGTTGTGGAATCATAGTATTTATTAGCTGTAGTATCAAGAAAGATTATATTGAAATGCATTATTCATCACCTTCAAGGGCTTTGCGTGCTTTATCATATGCTAATTTTAAATGTTCTAATACTGCGAATTGATCTGACCATAAACTGTCCTGAGTCGCAGTCGAAGTAAGCGCTTGCAATTCATTATATCCATCCCAACAAGCTTCTTTATTAAACTCTAGCGCTTCAGTCAGCACCTTCACTCGGTTGATAAGCCAAATAACGTCATCACTGCACTGATCATCTAAATTTTCTTTAGGATTTTCGGCAATAAAAGAATAGAACCTATTTGTAATTTCGTTCAACCGTTCACTTGGAGTCATCTTTTACCTTCCTTCTCCACAAATCCACCAATTTCTAGCTTCGCTCCGCACTCGCATTCAAAATATGGATAATTTTTTTCATCCAACCTGATAATGGTTTCCCCTTCAGTAAGAATTGTTATTTTATTTTTTGGATGCTTACATTTCTCGATTGGCCTTATATTGATGAGAAGGGCTATATGAGTAGGATTTATAGTCGCATAACCCCAATCAGTAAATAATGGGCTGTTGAAAGGAAACTGTAACTTAGAATAAACAACTCTCCCTTCACGTTCAAGCTTTTCGTTTGCTGCATTGGCAGCGAATCTTTGCTCATCTGTACCAATATAGCATCTAATAAAATCCTCAGGTTTAAAAAATGGTTTCATAATTACTCCGTAATAGTTACTACAAATCCAACTTCATTATGGCTATCAAGAACATCAAACAAATTCTCAGCTGTCTGTTCAGAGAATCCGCTGTTAGTTAGATATTCAGATAACTCAGCAGCATCTGCGTTCTCAATCATCCAAGCAGGCTTACCGTCAACAATCCATGTCAGTGAATATTTATCGCTATTCAAGTTACTTCTTACTATTTTGTACATCGTGCACTCCATTTAAATCCAAATCGGTTAAACATACATCACAAATCCATTGTCCAGCTAAGCTTTTAAGCCTGTGGATGTCGTAATAATCCAAACATGCTTTGCATTGATAAAACTTCCTGTTATCTTGTTGAGTATGTAATCCTTCGTTTTTACCTCGCCAAGGATGATTAAATTTAGGTGAGGTATAATTCAATACAGTCATAATCATTTCTCCATTCTATCATAATAATCATACATGAAGCTATCAAATTTATTAGCATAGTGATCTACGAATGTATCCCAATTCTGTTTATTATCCTCTAATCCGTATTCTTCTAGGAATATTTCGTATAGTTTCATGTTCTCATTAATAGCATCTTGATTCATTACTCTAAAAAAGTCTTTCATAATGGTACTCCTACGTTGACAAGAAAGAAATCTCGGCCTTTATTCGGCAAAGCTATTCCAGCGTTACTAAAATGGCGGTATTCAAATCCTATTGTTTTTCCGTATTCATCTTTAATCCCTATTCCTAATTCTTCTGTAAACTCAAACTGTGTGCTAAGCTGAGTATCTACTTGTGTGATATAACTAACACCAAAGAATGTCTCTGCATAAAACCAATTGGGGTTGACTCTAACGCCGATTGATGAACTAGCAAATCCTGAGCTACGCTTTTCTTTATCAGGATCTAAGCTATCAAACCAGGCGCCGAGATCTAGCTTGTAATCAAACACATTAGACATACCATTCTGATATCCGAATGAGATGTATTTAGTCTCTGCTACACCGTCTTGATTTGGCTGACCAAATCCTAAGCCGTATTTGAATGTCACTTCTTCACCGGAAGATTGTAAGCTTCCAAGAAAAATAGCTGCTAATGCTAGTTTATTCATCATTACCTCGTTGGTATTTACTATAACCACATTTATGTATCAATTCTTGTTTAGCTACGAGTAACATCCTGTAATTCATTGGTTCTATGCGCGATGCTGCTACGATTCGTTCATAGTCTCTGTTAACATCACAATGTGGTTTTAACAGTATTTCTAAGTAAACTAACAGTGCTGGAGTCATTCTGGTTTTTCCTTTGCGTATTTCTTCATGCGAAAATCAGGAGAGTTATCAGAAGATTTCTGATTTTCAAACCAAAGAATCAATCGGTCTCCTTGTTTTAAGGACTGAAGAAATTCAATTTGCTCTGCAGTCAACCCTTGTTTAGCATTCATTAAATTACCTGTTTCTTTCTTCCAAAATGTAATACTCATTTGCATACCTCCTTATAAAGTAGTGGAATAATTGTTTTAAGTAGTTTGTATTGATTCTTTTCTAAACCTAATTTTAATGCTTGCTTTAATGTGATTTTCTTCCATTCATTGAATGTTTTTAAATAACAACCTATAACTATATTTTGTGGGGTTATGGTAATGTTAAATTGTAAATTAATTAAATTAATAAGTTGATGTTTTAACTTAATTTTTGTATCGCCATAGACCCGTGCATCGCCATAGACCTGTGCATTGCCATAGACCTGTGCATCGCCATAGACCCATGCATTGCCATAGACCTGTGCATTGTCATAGACCTGTGCATTGTCATAGACCCGTGCATTGTCACAGACCCGTGCATTGCCACAGACCCATGCATTGCCATAGACCAGTGCATTGTAAAAGACCCGTGCATTGTCACAGACCTGTGCATTGCCAGAGACCTGTGCATCGCCATAGACCCGTGCATTGCCACAGACCCGTGCATTGCCAGAGACCCGTGCATTGCCACAGACCCGTGCAGTGCCACAGACCCGTGCAGTGCCATAGACCTGTGCATTGTCAGAGACCCGTGCATTGCCAGAGACCCGTGCATTGCCACAGACCCATGCATTGCCATAGACCAGTGCATTGTCATAGACCCGTGCATTGCCATGGACCTGTGCATTGCTATAGACCCATGCATTGCCTTCTTGGTTAAGATTAGTCTTTTTTTCTATAAATCCTCCTAAATCGCCTTTTTTGATATTTGCAAAGGATTTAATAGCTTTAATTCTATAAAGTTTTGTTCCAAAAACTTCTTTAGTTTCATCTGTTAATATATATTTATTCATATACGTCTCCATTTTCCGAAAGCTTAGTATTCTCATATGGCACAGCTATTCTGCGATAAAACTCAAGTTTCGCACCTTCAAGAGCGCCTATGATATCATTAATAGACTGATAATTCCGTTCCGAGAACTTCCAGTATTTAACTAACAATATAGTAATCATGTAATTCAAATCACCGGGCGTAGTTTCATGATCTATATTATAGTCTCGTCTAGATTTATGAATATATGGCATAAAAAGCCCCTTTCAATTCTTTTAATCTTTTTATTTCTATTAAAAGTTTATTTATTACTTTTTCTGGATCTCCTAAAACTTTGCCAGTTATTCGCGATCTGTAAATCTGTATAGATGGTATATCATAATAAGGCCTTCCTTTCCTTTCTTTTTTTCTTCTTTTATGGTATTCTATCATTCTTTTTTTATGTTGCTTTTTAGCATTTATTCTCATGATACCTTCCTATATCTGTTATTTAATCGTAATAAAGCATTCTCATGTTCTAAATTCTCTATACGTTCTCTACGTAGCATTGCTATGTAGCTTAACAAATCACGTACGCGAAGCAAATTCTTGTCAGCCACGGCTCGTTTAAGCTCTTCTAATGCGATTATAAGCATACGTTCCGTTTTCATAAACTCTCTCCTTCACAGAGTGAAATGCTTAAAAATATTCCCACTAGTTTATGTTTAGTCACTATCATACTTTGTTCTAAGTAAATAAATAATAGCTTCTATTTGTCTCGATCTTTCAGCATCATAAGCAGCATCAGCATAAGTAGCATCATAAGCAGCATCAGCATAAGCAGCAGCATAAGCAGCAGCAGCAGCATCAGCAGCATAAGCAGCATCAGCAGCAGTAGCAGCATAAATAGAAGCAGCATAAGCAGCAGCATAAGCAGCAGCAGCATCAGCAGAAGCAGCAGCATTGTTCACGTGGTTGATAGCTGAAAAAGCGCAATCAATTGCAAAGTACTCTTTATTTTCTCGGGAAGTTAATTTTAGGAATACCCAAATCTTATCTTTTGCGGTAATCTTTTTTAGTTTTAGGAAACGGAATATGCTTCCGTTAAAGTTGTTATAGTGTTTAACCCAATTATCTAGCCTATCCGGGCAAGGGTTTAAGGCAGTTAATATTTTAGTGTTAATATGATATCTATTCATAATTTTACCTCACCAATTACTTTGACTTTAGATGCTCTGATCTTACCGTCCATGCAACAAAAGATGTCTGTTTCTTTAACTAATACTTCTATTAATGTATCTCCTCCATTCCGATAATTAGGGGTAGACACATGTATACCTGATGAACAGGAGACTAGCGGATCATCAGTTGTTATAGACTGTGTCACTACCTTTCCATCAGAATATTGAAAGCTAGTATCATATAATGAAACGTAAGTATTTTTGTGTACTTTTCGAACTTTTTTGTATAATTTATAAATAGCTATGCCTTTAACATAGTGTGAAGGAACAATATTCAAACTACAACTTATTAATTTTCGTAAATTATTTTTTATATCAAAATCACACTTTCCGTAAATAATACACGCATCGCCATAGACCCGTGCATCGCCATAGACCCATGCATTGCCATAGATCCGTGTATCGCCATAGATCCATGCATTGCCATAGACCTGTGCATTGCCATAGACCCGTGCATCGCCATAGACCCATGCATCGCCATAGACCTGTGTATCGCCATAGACCCATGCATTGCCATAGACCAGTGCATTGTCAGAGACCCGTGTATTGCTATAGACCTGTGCATCGCCATAGACCCGTGCATCGCCATAGACCCATGCATTGCCATAGACCAGTGCATTGTCATAGACCCGTGCATTGCCATAGACCCGTGCATTGCCATAGACCTGTGTATCGCCATAGACCCGTGCATAGTTACAGACCTGTGCATTGCCATAGACCTGTGCATTGCCATAGACCCATGCATTGCCTTCTTGGCTAAGATTACTTTCTTTTTCTATCCACCCACCTAGCTCACCTTTTTGAATATTAGAAAATGAAACTAAGGCTTGTATTTGATACAATGTAACGCCATTAAAAACTTTAGTTTTATTAATAAGTTTGTATTTCATACCAACCTCAATTCGGTCGAATCCAAGTGATGTATATAAACCATGCGATTACTAAATCTATTAACATAATCCACCTCCTAAAAAGTTAGTTAGCACGGATAATACGATATCCAGATGCCTCAAGTCTACGTATAGTTTTAGTAAGCGTTTTAATCGCAACTAAACTCATCGGCTTACTAGTTATTCTATAAGCTCCTTCGTAGATATGATATAACACAGTTTGCTTCTCGAATTTGTAATTAAACAATGGTTTTACGTTAGTATTCATGGTGCTTCTCCTCTTTTATACAGATTGTATCAAGTTTGGATACAATGCTGTGGATTATTAAATACCCTATTAAACTTCCAACAAGCGCTATAATCATTGTTTCCTCAGAAATATATAATCTAGTAACATTTCAAGTCCAGTCCATGCTGCTATTCCAAGTAATCCATAAATTATGATATTCATAAATCCTCTATTTCGAGCAAAGCTCGATCAACCAACTATGTTGGCTACGCAGTGATGTCTAAACCACTACAACGGCGTTTCATATTACGAGGGCTGTTAAACCATACACTTAGTATCTTAATAATGTTGTTAAGCATGACAGCCTCCTATGTAATTAGAGCAGTAAGCTAACTAAGGGGCAGGGGGTAGGGATAGGTAGCTAACTTACTGCTCTTGTTTATTCTTCCGCTTACATACAACTTACATATATACACTAATGCAACTTGAGTGCCAATCTTAAGTTATTGAATAGACTGTCTTGAATGTTTCGGATATTGTAAATAGTATTGATACTATCTGTAACTATTGGATACCTGAAGGTAGTTGTTAGACATGTTACTTTCATGACACCTGTTTCCTTAAATACTCAAGAACTTCCGTAGATGTACCAATGAACGCGCCCCACTCTTTAGCTCTTTGAATGAATGTACGCTGACGGGTCAAATGACCCTTAGGGATGGGTTTATGCTCACGCTGAAGGTATCTTTGAGCGATGACAAACGGATCCTCGTTGATGAATACAGGGATAACTTTAAAACCTTTAGCCTCTAGGTTAACTTTAAACTTAGAAATAAATAATGGCGTATCGATTAAGGTTGGTTTATCTGAAGCGTTAGCAGACTGTTCTATAGTATCTAAATGATATTGCTCAGATTTACCTAAATAATTATCATGTGGGATATAGTTATACAGATCTGTTAGTTGGTTGCAAACCCAGCTCTTCCCTGTAGCCGGGCATCCTATGAGTAGATAGATAATTTTCATCGGCATTGAACGCAGAACCCATCACCTGGAGTTCCGTATGCATCCTCCAACCGCTGTCCGCATTCACAATGATTATTCTCATAACAGGATTGACATACTGTTTCACCAAGCTCTGTTTCGCCGTTGCATTCATTGCAAGTATTCTCGACTCCGAATAACACACTAAGCTTCCACCAAACTAAATGAGAATAATGTGGGTATCTGTGGAGTCGGAAGTGTGTGATTGGTTGTAAACTGTTGAATTCAATTAAGAACTTATGATTTAATATCTTCATTTTACACCCCTATTTATGTCTAAACATAAGTTTAGTTTTACCACAAATCTTATCAAAGTTTTCACTAATAAGTCTCATACCAGCTTTATTTAAAGCTTTGGCATAAACTTCATAACAATCTGCATGTTTATAACCACTAACCCATACATAGATATGGTTGCTATCTTGTCTACCCCAGTGAGCGTTTATTTCAGTTAACCAGTTGTAAGCTTCTTGGTTTTTCATAATCACCTCATATACATATTAATGCATCATTTTATAACTCCTTAATTTTCTTTTGTAACTTGATCAATAGCATTCAATATATCGTTATAATCAACTTCTTGATCTGAATCTATGTCTAAAGCATCCGCCCAATCTTCTACAGGAATGTTATCTTTTTTAAAATTTCTAAATACTTTAACTAATCCTTGATAACTTACTTTCATAACCACCTACCTTTCAAATATATAGTAATGCATCCGGTATGCCAACTGTAAGTTATTGATATTCCATATTACAATTTGGAAATAATTGTAAAAGTTATAGCTAGTAGTTGTAAGTATTGGATAGTAGAAGTATAAGAATAAACATGTCAGCACTTTGACAGTATTACTTTTGGGACTATAATAGATAGAGATTGAATAATCATAGGTTTTAACAGCGCCTCCTCCTCATAAAACACTAATTATTTAATACCAGTTATAACATAGTAATACATACATAATAGGATAGACACATAAGACTTAATATTCTTGGCATGCTTATTGCATAAGCTAAGAGCTTATTATTATTAGCCTATATGTATTAGCTAATAGGGGGTAGGGGAGAAAATGGGGAGGAGAAAAAGAAGTGCACTAATCGCTCACAAATTTTTCCTAATTTTTAGGTTTTACCCCTAAAACAGCATGTTTGCCTAAGAATGTCAATAACTTATTTATGATTCCTAATATCTAGTACAAAACTGTACGGGCGGTTAATTGACTAACCTCAGCTAATTCTGTAAACAAAATCTTACATTGACAACTAATTGTATTAACTAAAGAATCTCTGTTAGCTAAAGAATACTACTTGCTTACAACGAATATATACTATATAATCCTAAGAGTGTAGGGCTACTCTGTGATGTCAGAGGGCTAGTTACTTTACTGTAACCCACCGATTCGGTATGTCCGATTCTAATCTGTTAGCCACAGACTAATGGCAGCTTCAGAGATGAGGCCAGGGATAGCAATAGCCAGGAATACATATCGGGTAGGCATAGGCGGATTGGCCGCCATACCCACCGGAAAGTGACGGTGCTGTGGTGCGCTGAGGACCATAAGCGGACGAGACGGCGGGCTGAGGTAGCATCAGGGAACTATAGGTGTCCTTAAAATACGATAAATCTAAAGCAATCAAGGAATGGGAAGAGCTTTTCGAAAGCTATAACTTCCACAACTATCTTATAAGTAAACAGAAATACAAGTGGTTATCACCACGATCGGAGAGGAACAGTAATGAAGAAGGACAAGATCAATCCAGGGCCAAAGGACGAACAGTTCACAAAGGCAAAAAACTTAGCAACACCAAGGGGAACAAATAAAGCTAATAAGGGCGCTTCTCATGATAAAGGCCATTTAGCAGATAATGAAGTAGACAGCGAACCGGGTGATATCGATAATATTGGCGATGCAGATATGGCGGATCAACAGTTCGATGATGCCTCAACTCATCGTAAAGACAGAGGAAGTCTTAAATCTAAGACTCCAGGAGAACCAGGTAAATTCAACTCTCAAGAACTTAGCCCAGCTATGAAAATCATGAGAGAAGTAGCTAAAGCTGCTCAAAAGCCTGAAAGAGATCAAACCTACCAAGGTAGTAAGAAAGTATCATCAGCTTCCTCACCTTCCCAAAGCAAGGATTTTAAGGCTACTACCGCTAAGAACGAGCAGGCGCGTCCTAAAACCTCTGTAAGCCAAAAGTTCACCGCTAGAGCACCTGAGTCTAAGAAGGGCTCAAAAACCTAACCTTAGCCCGTATAGGAGCTTAAACATGCCTTATAAAAGTGATAAGCAACGTCGCTTCTTCCACACCGATACGGCTAAGAAAGCCGGTATTACTCCCGCTATGGTTAAAGAATACGACACTGCTACTAAAGGTAAAGATTTACCTGAATCTGCGCCTAAGAAATCCAGAGCCAAGCATATCATGGAATCTATAGCTAAGGCAGTAAGTAAGAAATAATGATCCTCGATCTAAACCTCTGTTTTCCTGAATCATTAAGTGGGCATCCTCGTGGTCCACTTCCTAAACAGCGAGAATTCCTAGATAAAGCATTAGATCCTAAAGGTCCTAAATACATAGCTTATGTAGGTGGTATCGGATCTGGTAAGAGTCTGATAGGCTGTATCACCGTTTTATCATGGGCTGTCCTCTATCCCGGAGACTACCTTGTTGGTAGACAGTTCGCTCCTGAACTTAAAACCACGACTTACAAGACGTTCTTAGAAATATGCCCACCTGAGCTTATAGTAGAGCATAGAGTTGCTGATATGCTCATACGAGTTAAAGGGGCTAACAACAAGATTTCTACCATTTATTTCAGACAGTTAGAAGAAGCTGATAAATTCAGATCCATGAACCTCTCTGGCTTCTATATCGATGAAGCTAACCAGGTATCTGAAGAAGCTTTTATGCTGTTACAAGGCCGTCTACGGGGCGGTGGGATTCGTAAGGGTATCATAACCACCAACCCTAAAGGTCATGACTGGATATACCGCTGGTTTCTGCAAAAAGATCATATAAAATACGAAGAAGTCAAAGGCCACTATTACTTAATTAAAGCCCCTTCTACTGAGAATATCCATCTCCCCGATGGATACCTCCAATCTGTTATGGCAGCCTGGGATGATGTCAGGATTAAGCGTGAAATCCAAGGTGATTTCGATGCTTTCGAAGGCCAAGTTTACAGTGACTTTCGCCGAGATGTTCATGTTGTAAGGCCATTTAGAATACCAGCCAACTGGGAACGACATATCCGTATTGACCACGGATTTAGAAACCCGGCAGCAGTTCTTTTCTTTGCAATCAGTCCTGATGGTGAATGCTATGTCTTTCGTGAGATCTATGTCACCGAATGGCTTATTAAAGAAATAGTAAAAGGGAATAAAGCTGAATCAAAACATGGTATTATCTCGTATCTTCAGGGGACTGATAGTTTCCGTACAGCGAAGATAGACCCCTCAACTAAAGCACGTAGAGGTACAAGCGGTGAATCGGATTTCGATGAATACCGAAGACACTGGCCAGAATCCCTACCGCCATTACAAATGGCTAAAAATGATGTGCAATTAGGTATAGATCGTGTTAAATCATATCTTAAGCCAGATGTTAGGACTAATAAGCCTTTACTTTATATTTTTGATACTTGTGTTAATTTACTAGAAGAAATAACTACTTACAGATATCCTGATCTTAAACCTAATCAAGTTGGATCTAAAGCTGAGGAAGAAAAACCTATAAAGGTTGATGATCATGCTTTAGATGCCCTTCGTTATATGGTTGTAGACCTTCCTGATCGCTATACACCGCTCGTTAAAGAGGAAGAACGGTGGAAGAAATACAAGAATATAGAGATAAACCTACAGGATACTATCGCTGAATTAAAGCGCCCTAAAGATTCTAAAGACCCATTTAATGACGGTATTTAATAACTTTGTCCAACAAAATCTTCTTTAAGAATAACAATTAGTTACCAATTTTGGTAATCTTCAAATCAAATATAAAGCTTTCCATCAGGAGAGTGAGACATCAATTAATTTATAAAGGAGTTAAAGAATGTCAACAGCCACATCAACTACAGCAATTACTAACCTCGGCGCACCTACGCGCTCTATCGGCGATGTAAAAATCGAAATCCAGGAGCTCGGAATTGTATCTGGTAATACCGCAGCTACAGCAACTGCACAAGGACTTAGTCGAGTAGACTATGCTATTCTTGTTGGTGATGTTGTTCAAACAGCATTCCCTACGTATTCAAGCAATGTTGCTACTTTCGCATTCACCGATCCAGCAGCTACTGTAAAAGCTCAAGTTATTCTGTTCGGCCGATAAGAGGTTTATATGGCTAATACTCAAATTGATCCTTCTTTGCATCAAGCATTAGCTGGAGCATTCGGAGCTAAACCACAACCCCAACAACCTGTAGAACCTAGTTTATGGCATCAACTAGCTAATTATTTCTCTTCTCCTGCGGGTGAAGCAGCTGCTGCTGCTCCAACTTCCCAAGATCCTAATCGTGGTAAGAATTTAGCAGGAACTGCGACTAATTTCTTCAACAGGATGCAAGGTCAATAATTTTAATGGCTACTCCTTTATACAACGCATTAAGTGCAACAAGTGGTGGATTCCTCAACCAGTCGACACAACGACCCACCGCAGGCCCCCCGGCGTCAGCCGGGCTCGGGCCGGCGTCCGGTGGACCTCAATCCCCCATGTCTCCTAATGGAGACAACATGTTTGCTCCATCTAATGAGCCATTACGTGTATCACCTGAGTTTGCATCTAATCCTGTTGTTACAACAAATGATAGCTTACGACCTGTCAATCAGCAACCTAATCCCCAACCCAATCCTGAACCTACGATGCCTTCGCCTAATAGAGAGAATAATCCCTATATGCCAGGACAGTCGCTGTACCGTAGTTTACAACCTCAGGTTTATCAACAGAAGCAGTTTATCGGCGGTGAGAAATAATGTTTCGTTGCAAAGTCTGTGCTGAAAAAGATGCTAGAATTTCTGATCTTAAAGAAGAGATTAAGCATTTACGTAATGTTTTAAATCCAGCACCCAGAGTTAATAAATACGAGTTTGAAGCTGATAATCTTCTCTCTGGCGGGAATACCGAGCGTATCACGATAGATGAAGAAGCTGAACAGAAAGAAAACGAACGATTGCAGCGGGAACAAGATCTTATATTTTCAATGAATACCGGCGGTAATTAATGGCACGCGTTACAGATTTAGATTTAACAAAAACGCAGACTACAGACTTAGATGCCGTAGTAGCTCAGATTGAAGGCTATTATAAACAAGATAGCGGGACAAAAAATGCATTAAGCTATAAATGGGAACTTAACCATCTTATGCTTGATGGCCAGCAATGGCTTACATTCGAAGGTAACAGAGAGACTGGTGGACAGTGGCAGAGATTACAGCCATCTCCTCAGAATGAATTCATACCTCGTCCTGTTACAAACTACCTGTTTGATGCATACCAGACGTTAAAAGGTTATATATTAAAAAATAAGCCTAGGATTACAGTTAGGCCTAATACTTCACAGAATAGGGACAAGACTGCCGCGAAAATCGCTGAGTTAGTAGCCAATACGAATTACGAAAGGCTACAAGAAATTGATAACTACGAATACGCTTTGTCATGCCTTGTTACTTATGGAACCGTCTTCAAGAAGAGTTACTGGGATACCTCATATACATCCCTCGTAAAGGTTCCACGGATGGTACAGCGCCCCGTAATGGATCCTTCTACGGGGCTGCCAACCGGACAATCAGAACAAGTTCAGGAAGTTAATCCTGAGACTGGTGAATACATGTTTGATGAATTGCCATTAGGTGACATCAACACAGCTGTTATTGAACCATATAGGATAGCTTTAGATCCATTAGCATCCAATCTTCATGATATTCGTTGGGTAATGGAATACAGTATTCGCCCTTTGACATGGATTGTAGAGAATTATGATAAACAAGAGCCGTATTACACGGGGGAAGCAGTAAACGTTAAGCCGGAAGCTAACTTGTCTACTAGTATGCGTAGATTCTTCCAGCTAAAGTCCTCTTCAGGTGTAAAAGGTATACTTTCTTCTGGATTAGGCAGTTCTGTTTCAAGCGGTGAGAGCTCAATGATTGATGAAGCCGCTGTAATTAAGGAATATTATGAAAGACCGACCCGTCAAAATCCGCATGGACGTCTCTTCGTCGTGGCTAACAATAAGTGTATATACGCGGGACCTTCCCCGTATTCAGGACCTGAGCAAGGTGACTGGCATCCTTACTCTGCATGCCGGTGGGAAGTTGTACCAGGTAGATTTTGGGGAAAAAGTCCCTTTGATGACAGTTCAGAGATCCAAAAGCACATTAATTCAATAGATTCTGTAATTATTTTATCAAGAAAAACTACTGCTATCCCACAAAAACTGATCCCCCGCGGAACAATGGCAGTCAATGATAGCTGGACAGGCCGTCCTGGACAGAAAGTATTTTACACTCCTGGTAGTAATGGCGAGAAGCCTGAGAATCTCCCACCAACTGGTGTTGATCCTCAAGTAATGCAAGAAAGAGCCCAGAAAGTTGAAGATATTAAATCAATTACCGGAGCTATCGATATCCTTAAAGGTGACCGTCCTCCAGGAGTTACAGCTTTCTCTGCGCTTAACCTTCTCTTTGAGGTCGGGGCAGGTAAGTTATTCCCTATCGCGGACAGATGGAAGAGATTTATCGAGAGCGACCAGCGTAAACAGCTACAACTTACAGCCAACAAGTACCGTGAACCGAGGCCATACTTCATACAGAAATTGATGAGTATGAATACCGAGCTTACAGAAGACCAAATTAAGAATTTCATCGGTAAAGATCTGTATGATAACTGTAATGTTATCATCGACCCTGCTTCTTCTGTGCCTAAAATGAAAGCAGCTGAACAAGCTAAGCTTATGGAATTAGCTCAGATTGGTGTTCTTAACCTCCAAGATCCAGCTAATCGTTCTGAGTTCTTAGAACGACTAGATATTCTTGGATTCGATGGTGGATATGGTAAAGATGCCAACCGTGCAGCATATGAAAATGATATGCTTGATAATCTCGCACAGAACCCTCAAGGTCGTAGACCTATTGTAATGGATTCTGATAACCATGATATCCACTTAGCTATACATAACGACCGTGAGAAAGAACCTAGCTTCCAGGAACTGCCGTTTGAAGTTCAACAGGCATATGCTGAGCATAAAATGCAGCATGAACAGATGCAACAGCAGGCTCAGATGATGCAGATGCAGCAAGCTGCTATGCAATCACAGATGACAGGGCAGCCAGCTCAACCGCCTCAACAAGGCCCGCCACCTATGGGTCCAGGTGCTCCACAAGAGCCTATTCGTAAAGGAAAAGGTATCTCTACTAAAGTTCAGAATGCTTTAAGTCCTGATTTAACTGGCGGAGGCACTGGTACTCGTGGCTAGAATCAAGGTGTATATGGGGATTTGCAGCACCGGAGATAGAACCGACTCGCAAAACTACTTCCTCCGTAGGATGGAGAAATCTTATGGTGATAAAATAGAATTTATCTATCCAGAGATTTATGTTGGTAGAATATTTCATGATTTTGCAAGGAATAGCTACGTAGAACAGTTCCTTAAATCAGATTGTGATATACTTTGGTTTTTAGACTCAGATATAGTGCCATCTGAGAGAGTACTTGATTTAATAACAATACACGGAGACAAATGGGATCTCGCAGGCGCTCCTTATCCTGTTTGGATGAAACAAAATGGTTTCGATGGGCCCCAGGTTACGTATTGTGTGTATAACAGACCCGACAAAACTAAGGGAATGGTGCCTGGAGCAATCCCTGAATCGGGGACAGACTTTGTGGATGGTATCGCCACAGGTTGCATATTTATTCGAAGAAAAGTACTTGAAGCTATGTCAAAGCCTTACTTTAAGTTCTCGTACAACGAAGAAACGCGGGAAATGACAGAAGGCGAAGATTTGTATTTCTGTAAGAAAGCATCTGATCTTGGTTTTAAGTTTTTTATAGATTATTCAATGATTTGTCATCATTTCAAAAAAGTAAGTCTGTTAGACGTATCTAACTATCTTGAACATCAGAAACAGTTAGTTATCGATACTTGTGATAGAACTATTCGTCAAATTATAGCTAAGGAACAACTGAAACGCATGACTGTTCCTAAGCCTAAATCTAATTTAATCCTACCAAATAGGTAGTAATTTTTGGAGCGTTCAAGCCTATTCGCTCCTAGGCAAGCAAAGTGGTTACTGGAGTTAGTAATTACTCTCTGCTATCTTATTAACCGCTGCTCCTCGCAGCCCTTCGTCAGGTTAGACGTATAGAGGTATTTATGTCAGAAGAATACGAGTCAAGCGAACAATCGGACCTTACACCAGAGGTTGAAAATTCGGAGTCGCAACCCGAGTCAGGTGGTGCGGAGCAGCAAGAAGCTGCACCAGAAACACAGCCGGAAGAGAAGCCTGCTCCTTTTCATGAGCATCCAAGGTTTAGAGAGCTTATTGAACAAAATAAGCAAGCTAAACAGGAAGCTGAGAATTACAAGCAGGCAATCCAGCGATTACAGTATGATATGGAATCGCTTAGACAGCAGGCTGCTCCTAAAAAGGAGGAGCCACAAGACCCTTTTCTAGCAGATCTAGAGAAAGTCAATCCTGCTTACGCTAAATCGTTAAAAACAATTTACGAGAAAGCGGCAAAAGCAGATCAGATCGAGCAACGGTTGCAACAATATGAAAATCAACAGTTTGCTCAAAAAGCATATAACCATTTTGATGGATTACTTGCTTCCTCTAAAATAGAGGATCCTACTGATAAGGAAATTTATAGATTAGCAGTAGAAGCTGAAGTTTATCGTAGAGAAATGCGGGGAGAAAAGCTAGGGCTGAAAGACCTTGATGCTATTTTCTCTGGATTCCACGATAAATACTCGAAAGCCTTAGAAGAACGTGAGCGTAAGCTTACAGCAAAATATGTAACTTCTAAGAAAGCTGACCAAGCGCCCTCAGGTGCTACTGGCGGCGGTGCTGCAGCTCCTGCTATTCCGAAGTTTTCAAGTATTGACTCTCCAGAAGCTATTAAATGGTTGGCTGATAAAATGAGAGAAAGTAAGAAGACTCTTTAATCTTCTACAGTTATGGAGAATTTAAATGGCATCAGCTAATTTGACTACACTAGCCGGACTTCTGAAAAGAATTCAGTCTGGCGAAGTTGTCGATCAGCAAAACCTCGAAGCGAGAGCAATGGATGAAATTGCTAAATCCGCTAAGAAGTACAACAACGGTGGTCAAGGTTTCTTTGGCGCTATCAACGATTACGGTAACGAATCTGTTGGTGCATTGAATGAAACTGAGCAATTCCGCACGATCGATAGCGAAGATTATGTTCAATATAAAGTAGTTCCTAAAGTAATGAACGGACCTTGTGAAATTACAGGTTTGGCAGCTAAAGCGGCTGATTCTGATGAAGAATCATTCGCAGAAGCAGTACTTAAGGAAGTACAAGGTGCTAAGAAGCGTCTTAGAAAGGATATGAACCGTCAGTTCTTCGGAATTGGTCAAGGTGTTCTTGGATATCCTAATGCTAATATCGCTTCTAACCTCACAAGCTTTACCGTAGCTTCAGCTCAATACTTTAGAGCTAACATGGTTGTTGATATGCAATCAAACGGTAACGAATTGTCTGTTTCTCACTTGAGAATTACAGATGTTGATAAGCAAAATAACGTTATTTACTTGTCAGCTTCTGTTGGCGTGAGCTTGATCACGACAGATATTATCTCGAAAGAAAACGTACGTTCTGCAGCTAGCTCTGATGGTAAGGAAATGATGGGATTGGATGGTATCATTGATGATGCTACTCAGCTCACAACTTTCCAAAATATCAATGCTTCTACGACACGTATCTGGAGAGGTGTTGTTATTAACGCATCGTCTGCTAACTTGACTTCCGACCTCCTCCAACGATTGTTGGATGATGTTGGTACACTTGGTGGACAAGATCCTGATACGCTTATCACCCATAAGCTCCAAAGACGTAAATATTTGGATCTTGTGGTCCCTGAAAAGCGCTTCCAAGATCTTAGATTAGACGCTGGATTCCAGAAGCTTAGCTTCAATGGAATCGAGCTCTGGTTGGATGTTGATTGTCAACGTAACCAAGTTTACGCAATCAGTAAATCTAGGATTTATCGCTTTGAAGTAGCTCCTATGGCTATGGGCGGACTCGATGGGTCTGATACATGGCTACGTGCTAGTAACTTCGATAAATTCCAAGCTTACTGGTATCAGTATGTTAACTTCGGTACAGATAAGAGAAACGCACACGGTAAAATTACATCGCTTGCGACTCCATCAGGTATCGCTTAATTAATTAGGTTTCTGGCGGGTTCCTATTCAAAACCCGCTTATATATCAAAAAGAATATATGGCAGGACCTTACACTACAGTATTAGACGATTTACGTAACGTCACAACTGGCGATCTTAATACAGATAAGCTTAATGTTAATGTCGTAGGTACTGTCACAATATCCGGCTCAGTATCTGTTACAAATCTACCAACAACAGTAGATACAAATTATGGCACAGTCGGTGCCTCAACTATACGCACTGCAGCTCAAATTGGTAATTCTACAGGTGCTGCTGCCTTTAACTCAGGTACTACATCAGCTCAGACTCTGCGGGTAGTTTTACCAACTGATCAAACAGCTATTCCGGCATCCCAATCAGGATCTTGGACAGTGGCAGCTACTCAGAGCGGTAGTTGGACTACAGGTCGTACCTGGACATTATCTTCAGGTACGGATTCAGTTTCAGCTGCTCAATCCGGTACTTGGAATATAACTAATATTTCCGGAACTATATCTTTACCTACCGGAGCTGCGACTGATTCATCCTTAAGTACTATAAATACTAATATAACGAATGGTAACTTAAGAGGAACAGTATCAACAGCAGTTGCAACTACTGGCGGTATGACAAGATTCCGCAATACTGCGTTGTCTAATACTGCAACAGCTGTTAAAGCTTCGGCTGGAAATTTATATTATTATCATGTATATAATTCAAATGCTGCGGATGCTTTTTTACAACTTTATAACGTAGCACAAGGTAGTGTTACTGTTGGTACTACTACTCCTGATTTAACATTAGCTATACCGGCAGGTGGTGTACTAGATGGTAGTTTTGATGGGGCACCATTTTCGTTCTCCACAGCTATAACGATAGCTGCTACAACTACTATAACAGGCGGCTCAGCTCCTTCTACAGGATTATTGGTAGCTATGGGGTATGCATAAATGGCTTTAAATATAATACCGCCATTTAAACTAGCCAATACAACAGATATAATACCCAGATCCACCGGTATAACTCATATTTATGGTAACACTGGTGGATTCTCATTAAGTGTTGGTGGTACATCTGCTGCTACAGCACAACTTGATATAATATGTGCTTCGGCATCCACAATAGGGCATTTAGTACAATTAGCAGCATCACAATCAGCAGATGCATTACAGGTATTAAACAGCGGTGCAATAAAAAGATCATCCATTGATAATAATGGAATGCTTAATTTTTGGGCTTCACAAACAGAGTCCTTAACATCCATATTAACAGGTGTTACTTTAGGAGGTACAATAACCCTTGGTTCTAGTGCTAACCTAGGATTAAATATATTTAACAGTGCTATAACTTTTTCGAACGGCGCATCATTTGGTGTTATGCCGTATATGTGCACTTTTAATCCGACAGTAACATTCGCTAGTTCTAATAATAACTTAGCTAATGGTCAGATATTTTTCTCTAATCCAACTTATGTATCCTCTAATTCAAGTAACAACATATTTTTAGGATCCTTAGGTTCACATCATGATAGACCTATATTTAGTGTGGCTAGTAGCGGTACATGGGATTCATCATCAGCTTACAGTGGTTATAGGTCGGCATTCACAATTAACACAGGTGTCACATGGGGCACCAGATCTGGATATGTAGTTGTTGATGGAAGTGGATCAGGTACTTTAACAACACAGATAGGTGTTGATATCCTTTCTCTTACGAAAGGATCAACTAACATAGCTCTTAGAACGGGAGCTAGTGGTGAAATACAACTCGGTAATTTAATTACTAAATATAACAACATAGCTACGGTATCTAACGGCGTACCATCAGAATTAGCCACAGCTGATTTAACAGCCCAGACAGCAGCTAAATCCGCTACAACACTGTATACGCCAACCGCAACAGGGCTATATCGAGTTTCAGCGTATCTACAAGTAACAACAGCTGCTAGCACTTCTTCTGTGCTAGGCGGCACAACTGGTGTTGTTATAACATATAATGATGGTGACGGGAACGTAGCGCAATCTGTCACTATGCTTATGAATACTAACACAGGCACATCTGGTATAAGTTCAGCTGGTAATACAACAACTACTAATTTAAATGGTAGATGTACAATTTATGCAAGAACCGGCGTAGCCATAAAGTACGCTATAGATTATACATCAGTTGGAGTAACTGCTATGCAATACGCAGCTCATCTTAAATTAGAGGCTTTATAATGGCACAACTATTAACATCTCTACCTGATGATCAAGCACAAAGAATTTTACAGGATTTTTGTGTTGCTTATAAATACCAAGCAATTATCGGTACTGATGATAATGGCAATCCTATTCCTAATCCCCAAGCACCTATGGATTTTGTTTGTGATAGAATAACTGATTATATAAAAGATATCATGAAGGGTGTAGAAGTACCCCAGTTGGCTGAGACAGATAGGCAAACTGCCAGAGATGAAATTAATTCAATAAAAATTAGTGTAACACCAGCATGAATAACACAGTTATAGTTTACTCAGATACAGAAGTAGTCACTAATCCTAACAACACGTTGTTTATTAATGGTAAATTAGTACAACCGGGGTTTATAAAGAAACAATCTTGGTATAAAAGACTATTTAAATGGCTTATATAAGACCTACCGCTACATCAAGCGGAGTTAAATCTGCTACATCACAAATTACTTCAACTGGCGGATACTTACATGGATTTGAGCTTAACCCACCTTCTACAGGATACGCTACTCTTAATATCTACGATAGCGGTAGTGGTGATACTACATTACTTATAACAACAGCTTCGGTAGCTGCAGGGCAGAACAGTATTTACTGCGAATTTCCCTCACTTAGAACAGCAAATTCAGGTATTTACGCTGTATTAACGGGTACAACAACTTACACAATTGGTTTTAGCTTAGGATGATAAAAATACTTGACTTTTTTAAGCTTTTAGATAATGATGGAGGTATAAGCTGGACAACTATAGCATTCATAGCTGTGCTTGTCAAAATCCTCACAGCCCCTACTATTGATTGGGGACCTCTACTCGCTTTCGCAGCAAGTAATATGAATTATATGCATCGACGAATGGTAAATAATGCTCAGCAATGATGAAATCATAAAAAGAAGGCATGTTGAAGAAGCTTACGAAACTGCTATTAGACGTAATCGAGAACCTGTTTTACCCAAAGGGCCGGGCCATACCTGTAAAGGTTCGATCTTTGACTGTAACCGCAAAACCTTCGAAAAAGCGCTGACAGATTATTGGGATAGGTTGTTTGTAGGCTGGAATCCTTATAAAAAAGAAGGCCGAGGCTGCTGGGAAGTTTGGCAACGTCCTATTGCTAAAACAAAACTTTCTAGTTTCGAACATTGGGTTGCAGACTTAGATTATCTAGATATTAATTTCATCAAAAAACTACGCAGTATGGATGCTTGGGCTTATAAAGAGAAGACAGGTCGTCAGCTTTGGGAAGATGATGATACAAAAGCTCTAGAGCAGCAAATAGCTTTAGAAAAGCAAGAAGAAGATAGTATCCGTTACGCTGCTAAACATTATAAGAAAGCATTCGGCGATTTAAAAGATTATACTCAATCAGGATTTAACCCATTCTGGTTTTTCTCAGACAAGAAACAACAATAAGGCTCACTAACCGTAGGAGGTTCACATGCCGTTCGTAATGAATTGTCTCGACAAACAAGTATCAACACAAGCTCACGGGAAATGGTTTACATTCAAGCCCCGTGAAATCAAGATGTTCTATATCCCTGAATTAGCTCGATTTATGGGTCAATTAAGAGGTGAAGAGGGGTTGGTTGAAATACCAGACTCTATTATGGAACTTGAAAAAGATAATCCTGAGCGCATCCAGTATCTTGAAGATAAGCGCCGTGAAGGTGTTAATAAACGTGTTCAAAAGCTTGAATGGCAAAAACATAATCTTATGTCAAGCTTAAGGCTTGATCTTGAAGTTAAGGGATTAAAAGTTGACCCGTTGATTCTTGCATCAAAAGGTGATGTTGAAGCTATTAGAGAGCTTAACACACTCAGAGGCGAGATTTCAAAACAAGCACTCAGCAATGCTGAACTTATTAGAAAGGAATTGGGATTAGATGGCGACACTAGTGGCACCGAGTCTGGATCGACTGATCCGAGACGCGAGGATAGCACTAAACCAGCCCAAGGCAGAAAACAGTAGATTTTCTGATGCAGAGCTGACGGGATACGCTAATGATGCTTTGCAGCAAATATTCTTAACTGTTAATGAAGCAGGTGAGGGTCAGTTCGATAAAACTGTTAACCTAAGTATTGTAGGTGGTGTGGAAACTGTTGATCTACCCTCTGACTGTTTCTCTGTTAAGACTGTTCATAAAGTTCAAGGTACGATAGCTAGAAGGTTGGAATACCACCAGAATATAGTGAATGATTATGATCTTTCACAATCTTCTCAGGGGTCCTCAAGCTATGAACCTTATTATTACTTCAGAGGTAATAAACTAGTACTACGACCTATTCCTGGGGCTTCCGAGACTACAACTCAGACTACTCCTGGTAATTATCCTTCTGTAGGTCTTATAATGGAATACACTGCGTATCCCGCTGTATTAGTATATGGCAGTGATACTCTTGATAATGGAATGAGTCCGTTGTTTAAAGAGTTGATTGTTAGTTATATCATAGCTAAAGCTAAGTTTAAAGATGATCTATCCGGCCAAGGACAAGGGTATGCTCTTGCTAATACCAGGATGGTAGATTTATTCCGACAATTTCGTCACCAACTCATGGAGCGTAGTAAAGCGCCCCAGTATGTCAATACTTTCGAACCCTTCTAAGGAGAAATGATGCATTTACCTTACGCAACCTCTACAGGCAGTCAAAATGCCGATGGACAAGCAGTAGCACTTGAATGTGCAGTGACATCGATTGAATTAAAATCAGATGGTACCAACGCAGCTACATTAAGTGTATATGATGGTACTTCTACTTCAGGTGTGCTTATTGCTAGTTTAAGTATACCAGCAAGTACTGCTGCCCCGCAATTTGTTACATTCAACATCCCCGTATGCTGTACTAAAGGCGTTTACGCAGATGTAGGTGGAACGGGCGCTACATATATTATTCAGTACATCGCAATCTAAGGATCACATGCCTATTACTGTATTCTCCCATAATCTAGGGGGTATAGATATCAGCTCCAGCCCTTTGAGTGTTGCAGATAATGCAGCTACAGGACAGAGTTATAACTACGAATATGCACAAACAGGTGCTATTACTAAAGTATTGGCAGCTAAGCAATTAAATTCAAGTCCTGATGCGCAACTTAACACTTTAGGTTTAGGATCCTGGCATGATGTAGCTACAGATACACGAACTGTAGTAAGAGCTGCAGGTACTAAACTTCAAACCTTTAGTTTATCATCAAACACAGCGACGAATCTTACGGATGATACTACTGCCGCTAACACTGATTTCTTAAACTCCAGCTCAATTCAGCCTGTAGTTTTCTCACCATTCAATACATTAACTGGGGGAACACAATTATGGATGGCTGGTGGCGGTATGAATGGTATTTACGGATATTATGGTTCGAAAGTAACTAAAAACGGAGTACCAGCTCCTACAGGTAATATAACAGCTACCCAGGCTTCAGATAGTGGAACTTTCGTCACTACAGGTACATATTATTATGCTGTTCAATACAGGAAATTATCAACACAAACCTTCTCTAACGTAGCTTTAGATGTTTCAGCAACCATATCTGCTACGACTGATCAAGTTACTATAGATTTAACAGGTATTACGAATAACGATACAACCCTTTACGATCAAATTTGGATATACAGGAGTGCAGTTAATGGATCCAGTGGTTTTACTACTGGCAGTATTATTGCTAAACTTGCTTCTACTTCTACAACGTACGTAGATACTGGAGACTCAATAGTAAGTTCGCAGAATGTTGCTAGAGCCGGAAATACGGTATTAGATAATTCAGCCTTAGATACGGCAAATACTTATAAGTACATCACAGTCTTTAAACGTAGACTCGTAACAGCATATAACAGTACTATCAGACTCTCAGATCTTAATAAACCTGAGAGCTGGCCTTTAGAGAATGAAATAACCGTAGCTACAGGTGGTCCTATAACTGGATTAGCAGTCCTGGGTATACCTTCGGAATACACAACCGGTGCTGAAGAATATCTCTGTATATTCAAGGAAAGAGAGCTTTGGATTCTACAAGGAACTAGTTCTGATGATTGGGAGCTGAAGATTGTTGATAAAACAGGATGTCAGATTCAAACTTTGATAGTTCCTTTCAATGGTTTCCTAACCTGGATTGGAATTAATGGTATTTTTATATGGGATGGTAAAGGTAGACCTTCTAGAGTATCTCGTCCTATATTCGCATTGTTCGCTCCAGATGGTGATTTAGACCTTGGTAACTTAAACCGCGGTTATGGAGCATTCTACGAATCTAAAAACCAGGTTATATGGCGATTGAGTCATCATACTAAAGGTGTTAATAAATTCAGTATAAAAATGGATATTCGGAATACCAACAGTGCTGCAGGTCAAAACCTTGAACAGCCTGAGATGGATGGTGTTTTTATATTCGATTCAGACAGTAATCAATACAGCGGGTTGTTATCCTTTCGCCAGTCTAACTTCCAAGAGATACTCTTAGCTGGAGATCAATCAGGGAATATTTATCAACATTACAGCGATGCTCCAACAGCTGTAAGTTTTGATTATGAAACTAAAAGTTTTCATATGGGTAATCCTGATACATTGAAACAATTCAATAGAGTGCTAGTCTGGATTGAAAGACTTACGCCAAATGATCTAACATGTTACTATTGGGCTGATAATCGTATCAGGATGGAATATCAATCAGTAGTTAAAGTTTCTATGGCCCCGTCTAAAGGTGCACAACCTGCTTTATGGGATATAGCCTTATGGGATCAAGCTTTCTGGGATGACTATGTTCCTGATATCAGTCCTATAGAGTTTAACCTACATTCATACGAGAATAACAATGTAGGAACCTCACTGAAACTTAAATTCGAGCAGCTTGAAGGCTCAGCCCCTGTTCGGATACATGCTTTTGCAATTGACTGGGAAGAAGTAGGCAATCTACCTATTCCTACACAACAGATAGCTTAAGGTATAGAATGTCAGTATTAACTATATGTGATTGCGTGCTAAGAATCAAAGATCAGCTAGGGAATGCATATTCTACAGCTGAACTTACGTTTGAACCAAGAAAATCACAGATCAACGCAGCTGATGCTGTGTACATCAATAAAATCCAGCGCTCTATCGCTGCCCCTGGAATAGTAATACAGGATTTACTATATATATCTAAAGATCCTACTGTAGCACCTACGGTGATTTATAATTCCGGCGGAACAGCCGGATCCGAAGTTGTATCTGTCACGGGATCAGCAATTACAGTTACTATTCAAACTGGAGTATCTACAGCTACCCAGATACAAACTGCTATACGTGCCTCAGCGGCCGCTACAGCGCTTGTTTATTGCCTGGTTAGTGGAACTGGCAGTAACACTCAAACATCGTTTGGCAGCCCGATTACGCTGTCTGATGACTATTGCTATTTAACTCTGTCAGAAACAACTACGAATGATCAGGAAAGTATATTTACATTAAACTGGAATGACGGTAATAACTACAACAGTATTATATTCGACCCTGCTTTAATTCCGAATCAATCATTCCAGGATTTGTCTTCAATATTAACAGTTAGCCGAGGGTAATTCTATAGCTACTACATTAGTTTATACAATAGCACCATACGTACCTTTTACTAAAATTTTATCAGCTAATGCTAATCAGGATAAAACAGATATCCAAAACCGCCTTAACTGGGCTGGTGGTACAAGCACTACAACTGGATTAGGTGATGATAACATCCAGAGTAATACTGCTGCTACAGAAACTCAGGCAACACTAGTAACTCAAGGTATCACATTAACTGCTAAGCCAGGATTCGGCAGTAACGGCAATAACATCACTATAACCTTTACATCTGGCGGTACTGCTGGTAGTGAGGTTGTATCTGTAACAGGAACAGCAGTGACTGTACAGATCGCAGATGGGGTATCTACTGTTACACAAGTAGTTACGGCGATTAATGCCACTACTTCTGCTGCTAAACCTTACCTATCAGCTTCAGGGGTTAGTGCTAGTACGGTTTCTATCGCTAGCGCATTAAACTTAGCTGGCGGTAGTAATTCAACAGCTTTAACAAGATCCGCTAAATTAACTCTTGACCCGGCTGGTTGGGTATTGATTAATGATACTAACGGCAAGATGTCTTCTGAGCCTGTTCTTGATCCTACCCGGGGTGGTACAGGTATTAGAGTTGTATTCTCGAGTTATAATCCCGGCGATACATTACAGATTAATTCTGGTAGTACAGGTTTTACGATAGGGCCCTCTGGGGGCGTAACCTCTGCTAAAATATACGCGTATATTAACTTATAAGGAGCTAGAATGTCAGCAAACGTTAATCCTATTTTTACAGCGACGCCCCGTACAAGCTACATAACTACGGGAGTTAATGCCAATACCGCATTCGATGGAACAGGTACAGTAGCAACTGTGTTTACTGCAGGAACGAATGGTTCTAAACTAGATGATATTTATCTTCGTCATTTAGGAACCAACGTGGCTACAGTTGTTAGGTTTTTTGTTAACAACGGTAGTACTAATACTACAGCAGCTAACAACGCATTAGTTTACGAAGTAACTATGGCTGCTAACACTGCCTCACAAACAGCAGCTAGTATTCCTATGTATATTAGAGCTAATCTGGTTCTTCCTGCTGGATATAAATTGAATGTTACCATTGGAACTGCAATTGCCTCAGGTATTATGTGTACGGCAGTTGGTGGTGATTACTAAGAGGTATTATGCCAAGCAATCGTGATTTATTCTCAAATCCTAAAAGTAGCTTTACATTCCCTGTAGTAGATAACATCTGGCATAGAGATGATAGTATTGTTACTACCAGTGCTGCTATAGAAACAGATCCTAGTACTAACAGAGGGATTTGGAAACGCTGCGGTGATACGCTTGTTGTTAAAGCTTCCTTCATCGGTGTTACATTAGCAAACAGTGTAGCGTATATTACTCTACCATTTGGATTAACTATTGATTACTGTAAGTTACCTAATTTAGCTGGTAGTAGTAGAGTAGGATCAATGGATAGTATCGCAGGTAATACTACAGCGGTAGTTACACTGGCAGCTTTTGCTGATGGTTCTGATTTAAATAACATTTATTTTTCAGGTATAAGCGGCGGTGATTCCTATGCTAAGGGAACAGGTACTGGTATAGGGCAATCCACAGACGGTGTGTTGTTCAATCTAGATTATGCAATACCTATCCTCGAATGGAATGCACAGTAATTGAATGTCTTTAAATATTAGACCTTATAAACCAGAAGATTACAAAATATTAGCTGAATGGCATAAGGTCTATGATGAGACTTGTCCAACAGAAGGTATGATACCAACAACTACTTTTATATTAGAGTTACAGAAACAGCCTGTGTTAGCAGTATCTTTGATATTACCTAACATTCAGGATATTTGTTATGTAGAGAATTTCGTTGGTAATCCTGTATATAAAGGCGAATTAAGAAAACAACTGGGATTAATTCTTCTAGATTACATTAGTAAAGTTGCTAAACAAATGGGGTATAAAAAACTATTCTGTTTAGGCTATAAAGATAAAATTAAAGCTAGATATGAAGAAATGGGCTTTATTAATATTTTGAATAATATTTCTAGTTTCATTAAGGAGTTATAAATGCCAGCAGCAGCAGCTATACCTATAGCAGCAGCAGCCGCCGGTGCTATCGGTGGTGCATTAGGTAAACAAAAAAGTGGTGGTGTAACAGGAAACCTCGGCGTTTCACCTGAACAGTCCCAACAGCTTAGCGATGCAATGGCTAAGGGATTTTTGTCTGAAGCTCCTACATCAGCTGGTGCAGAGACAGCAGTCACACAAAGTCCTATATTTGGTCAATTGTATGGTCAAGGTGGTACTCTTGGCAGAACGACTGCTGAGGAACAACAGCTTGCTAGCCAAGGGTTTAATCTAACTCCCGAGGATAGAACAGCGTATGGACAAATCTCAGGTGATATATCTAGACAATTCGGTGAGAGCGGACAGAGTTTAGCTCAAGCCTTGGCTGACCGGGGATTAAGTTCCTCAGGAGTAGCAGGGAAGGAATTCTCTGGATTAGAAGGTAACAAACAAGAGCAGTTAGCTCAACTCCAGCAACAGATTGCTAACAATAGATATCAGATGAATCTACAGCGATTAGGGCAAACCCGGAACTTCCTAAGTCAATTAGGTTCTGGTGCACAACAGGCTATTCAAGGTGAGTATGGTAGAGAATTGGATACACAAACAGCTAGGCAAAATCAAGCTAAGAATATCCAGAATTATTTCGGCGGTGTATACAATCAAGCACTAGGCCAACGTGCTACAGAAACTCCATCTGATTTAGCAGCGGGTTTGAGTGGTTCTATATCGGGATTAAAAGCCGGTATGAGCGCTATGGGCGGTGGTTTAATGAGTGGTGGAGATGATAATAAAGATAATAATAAACCCCCTGTAAAAGGTACCCAAGCAGGCGGTGACACTAATTTATTCGATAGGATAACTTAATGGCTGATTATAATAATCCAGTAATTGATCAAATTGATAAGCTCTCTGAATTCTTACAGAAACGTAATGAAGATCAGGCTAAATACGCTAATGAAGAAAAATTAGTTAGATTACAAAATCTGCTTAAAGGTCAAAGTACAGACGAGGATATAGCTCGTCTGCAGCGTATGAAAGACCAGGGGCTTGTAGAAGAAGGCGGACAGGCTAAGGTTGGAGAAGTATCAACAGGTGCTGATCCTTACGCTAGGGCCTACCAACAAAATCAATTTAAAGATATACAACGTTTGCAACAAGATCAATCAGCTGTAAATAAAGAAATGCAACCTGTTACTAAAGGCTTAGGTGAAATAAAACAAGCCCATGGTCTTTTAGATTTAGCAGCCAAAGGTAATCAAATAGCCAATAACGTATTACCTATATTAATGGATAAAGCCCAAACAGGGTCAGCTAGAGCAGCATCTAGTCCTGCATTAATAGCTAAATATGGAACTGGTAAAAGATTAGATACAAGGTTAAATCAGGCGATGACTCAAGCTGCTCATGGTACATTAACACCAGATAACTATGGCTTTTTAAAAGACATGATCGACCAATCCGAGAGTGTTTACAATGATAATTTGAATGAGATCAGAATGCGGCATGCTAATCAAAGAGCTATTAGAGAAGGCGAAACTCCCGATTTATCTTATCGTAAATTATTCAATACTGCAATGCCCACTCCTAAAGAGGAAACTCCCGTTAATCAAAATCCTGTTAATCCAACTTCACCGCCTAAGTTACACTCATTTTTTGGTGATATAAAAGACGCCTTAACAACTTCTCCGGAAGAATCCGCAATATCTAAATCAACTACCGCAGGCCCCCCTCCAGGGTTAGATTTTGCTGGATTTCAAAAATGGAAGCAATCACAGGGACAATAATGGCAACTAAAGAAGAACGAGAATACCAAGATTATCTTGATTATCAAAATTATCAAAAACAACAAAATCAGCCTATCTCATATGGGTATCAACCATCTGCTTTTGGACGTGGAATCTACACTCCTACAAATCTATCTCCAGAACAAAATGAGCAAAGACTCAAAGGTTTTGTAAGTAAAGCTCCAGAATTAGGATCATTGATAGGAGCTATTACACCGGTTCCGGGAGGTATGACGGCCGGTGCTGCACTAGGAGCAGGGTTAAAACAATTAGCTGGTTCGGCTGAGGGTAATCCTGTAAATTTAACAGAGGCTGGTAAAGACGTAGTTAGGACAGGAATAATTCCTGAAGTAGGAGGAAAAGTTTTATCAGGTGCCGGTAAAACACTATCAGATTTATTTACCCCTAAAGCTGCAGAAACTGTTACAAAAACTGTAGCTACCCCACTTGTAGATCAATATGGTCAACCTATAACTAAGGAAATTACAGAAGCGGCAACAAATCCTGATAATCAAGATAAATTAAAGGCATTACTAGGTTTAGCTATGAATGCATCTAAATTAGGAAAAGCCGCTAATTATGCTAAACCTGTAATTAAAGCAATGGGAACACCCGTTGGTCAACAGGTATTAAAAAGAGCGCCAAGTGTTACGGAGGCTGCTATATTAAGCAGAAATAATGATGGGCTTTAAGAAGGAAATAATTACTAAGCTTGATAAAATTGAAACAACAGTTAATGTGCAGAGTCAGCAATTAGCTATCTATAATCACGAACTTCAGGATCATACTAAACGCTCTCTTCTATTGGAAGAGCGTATACAACCTCTTGAGCAATCTCATCTTTTCTGGAATAAGCTAAGTAAGGCTATTATATCTATTATGGCTTTACTAGCAGCTTCAGCCACCGTCTATCACTACTATTTCTTCAAATAAAGAACAGTAGCCCCGCCTACAATAAACCCCAGCCCGATCGCAAAAATCGGGTTCCGATACCACGCATTCAGCTCATTTCTATCTCGATCAATAGTATTAGTAGCAGAAGCAAGATCACTGATAAGAGCATTAATTGTATCCTTCTGTGTAGCTATTTCTTCATCTCTAGCAGAGATAGTCTTCTCCGCCGCATCTACGATTTTCTTACATTCCGCAACGCAATCATCAGCCCTTATCGGGGTGTTCATCACGAAACTGCTTAACAAGATCATCAAAGTTATCTTGCGTAGTTTGAACATTCTTGACCTCTTCTTCTATCTTCTGAAGGTTATCTTTAACCTTCTCCTGAGTTTCATACTGTGCTAGTTTATCTAACGCCTGTTTGTATTTATTATACAGCGTGTAGATAGTTCCTAGCAACCCACCTAATAATCCAACTACAATCAAAAGTGTTTGCATACTCACTCCAAAGGTATAAACCTAGGGCCTTTATCATCTATAAGACCTAACCCTAATGTCCATTTGCTAGTTAATTGAGGACGATACCGCATTGGTTCTGCTGTCTCATCAGCAAGATACCCAGCATTTAATTCCCAAACGATCTTGTTATTAAGTTGTTCAAATACGACACCGCCCACATGACTATGGCCAACAACAGTGCTAGAGCGGTTAAACTTGCTATGATCACCAAGCCTAGAGCGATAACCGTGAATAAAAGTAATCCCATTAATAACAAGCTCTTTACGATCATCGAATATCGTCTCCACATTAGGAAAAGTGTAGTAATCCTTCTTAAAACTATCTCCTAGTATCTCTTGGGCTTCGGGGATTGATTCTGCAAGTCTTTTAATGAGTCGTACGTCATGATTGCCAAACAACTGGTATCTTCGTGACTTGCTATAACAAGCTTCCCACATACGTAAAGCTTGAAGTCTAGCCCGTTCAAGCTCTTGTTGAGGAAGGAGTAGATTTTTTCTAGTGAAACGAGAGAAGCTGTATTGATCATATAAATCTCCTATTTGAACAACGTAAGCTGGTTTTTCCGAGTTAATAATTTTCAATGCTTCTTTTAAAGCCTTTTTGTTATGAAATGGAAAATGAATATCACCTAATACGGCTATAGAATTATTTGTCTTTGAAAAAAATCCCATGGATTACCCCCAAGATCATGCCGTATAAACAGCTGTATAACAAACACATCCATCGATTAGGAACTGTTAAAGCAAGTACAGTTCCGCCTAATACACATAGAAAATAAAAGTGCTTTTTCACTCTAATACCTCAGCCATAGCATAAGCATACTTAGAAAACCCGGTATTATCTGCATGTACTTGCTGCATAAGATTTTCAAACCAATCGGGACAATCAGTGTCTTCTTTATGCTTAATTTCTACAATAAAATCCTGATTAGCATTATACTTCTTAAGATAGCCTTGTAAATCATTCCAAAGATTATCCTCTTTAAGAGGATCACCACTTAAGTTCTTTCTAAGAGAAGTTACTGTTATATCTCTATCAATAGATACACGGATAGTTTCATCTTTGTTTGCAAAACATAACCTATGATATTCCACATTAACAGCAGGTTGTAATTCATAATTTGTAGCCAAGTTGTTAATTACGCGCACGGCTTTTTGATAATCATCATCCGAGATTTCTTTATTCAACTTCTGTAATTTATCAGGTAATGGTTTACCGCCCATGATTTGGATTACAGAGTATTTATCTACTCGCAATCTAACCTTCATCGATTCGCCATCTTTCTTGTATTTAGATTCAATGAAAGCTTCATCGTTGTATTTACCATTAGGGCCGTACCAGCGGAATCTAATCTTATATCTGTTATTAAGATTAAACAGATGATCCCGAATGAACTTCAGATCTGGAGTATCTAAATATAAACTTCTCTGTTTGTTAAATTCCGTAGATTTATTAGGATAATACGGCTTCAGCCTTTCTTCAACAGCAGAAACTACTCTGTCGTAGTATTTAATAGGTATGATAAATTTATCCTCTTCGCGCTGTGTATACAACGGATCGTTAGGTGCATTAGGATTTCCTGCTGTCATTGTTTCCATCCTTTTTTAACGAAGTTAGCTGCTTCTGCGTAAAGTTTCATAGTTGTAGTAACATTGATTAACCCAAGTTCTTTAGTTATCTCCGAGAATGTTAGATCATAAATAAATCTAAGAATAAGTATGTCTGATAATATAGGATCTACTTTCAATGATTTAAGCTTTTTAACGAATCGCAATTCTTGCTCTGTCTGTTCTATTGTAAGAACAGGTTCGGTTTTAGATCCCACATATTTATACACCGATTCAAACATAGGCTCTTTACGCTCAGGAGAAATCAGTTTCTCCAAATGTTTACAAGGAGTCTTACGATTCTTAAAATCTTTGCATTCAGAACAGGTCCAAACCTGTTTCTTTTTGGAACGCTTTTTTAACACCATAGTTGCCGGATTCCATTAACACATCGTTGTAATCTTTATCTACTGCTACTAACTCTGTATTTTTCTGCTGTTTTAGAAGTTTAAACTTCAAATCTAAGCCGTAAGCTAAACCCGCAGCATCATTATCTACTATAACATAGATTTTGTTGTACTGCAAATAAGCTGGTAGGAACTTACCTAAGTTATTCGCCGATCCCGGGCTTGCTATATCTAAACCGGGCCTTGCGATAGACTTCTCAAGAGACATAGCGTTAATTTCACCCTCAACCACTGCCAGAATGTCTTTGGCTCCATCGGCATAAATAAATAGACTTTGTCTGACTCCTTTGGGTGCCAAGTAACGTACAGGTCCTGAGAAGAGTCTTTTCTTATAGTAGCTACGATCGGGCCATAATACGTAGAATCCTTCATCATCAGTTCTAAAATCGAGCCCTCTAATTGTCTTTTTTGGAAGCGAATCAATGTACTCAAGCTCCTTCTTAAATTCAGATGTGGATTTAATTTGACCAATATTTTTAGGATACTGTGTTTTGGTTGAATATCCACAAACAAAGCAATACGCCCCATCTGAATAATGATGGAGACTCGGCGTACTGTCATTATGATTAGGACATATAGTTTTCATTTAGTATTTCTATAAGCTTTTGCTATACATTGGCGAACACGTTCTCTAGGAACAACAAAACGATTTGCTATGTATTCTAATGTAAATCCAAGAGTATAATAGAAAGCTATTTTATTATATCTTAATTCATAGTTTGGTTTTTTATTTTGTAATTTATGCCAAACATCATCAGGATGCGGCAAATCATGAGTTTTACGATACCACCACCAATATAATCTTTTCATAACCCTCGTATCTTAGGTTTTGGTGAAATGATATATTTATCACCAGAAACTAGTGTAACTGACCAACCTTTCGGATGTTTAGCTACGGTTTGTATGTATTTTTCTTTTATGAAAATATCTGTTGTTATCCAACGTTCCGGAGTTGGTGGAACTGGCGGAATCTTACCAAAACCAGAAAGGCCTGGTATAGGCGGGATATAAACATGTAGTTTATAATTCATTCGACTATCACCCTTGCTGTTGGCCAGAAATAAGTTAGAAGTTTTAAAACACTAAGTTTAGTATGTCTCCCTACAAACCGTTTGTTACACCAGAAACAAAGCAACCCTCGTATCTCTCCAGTTGAATGATCATGATCAACAGCTAGGGAACGGGCAAATTTAGACTTATGCTTCTTACAGATAGCACAGCAATTATTCTGTTTCTTAAGCATTTTGTTATAATCCTTCAAGCTAATGCTATACTTCTTACGAAGGTATTTATCACGCCGTTTATTTTCACTTTTTAACGACATCGTGTGTTTCCCAGTATTTCACGCATTCCATTAACCATTTGCTAAATAGCTTGCATTCATTCTTATCTAAGAATATAAAGTCAGTCCATACAGCAGTATCAGAGCATACACCTGCGCATGGTGTATCAAAGCCTGGTTTTTTAAAGGGTTTAGGTTTTCTAGATTTACTTTTTTTGCGATCCACTGCCATTCTTCTTTGTAGTTGTTGGTTTGTGTTGGCTCATAATTACTAATTTTTCTCAATTAATCTAGCTTTATAAATATGTTTAATTGTATAGTCTCTTAATTTAGCAAGAGCTGAATCGACAGCA